GGTGTTCCATTTCTAAAACAATAAATTCTCCAGTTTCAATATTTTCTCTAGGAATAGAAACCGTTACAATATCACCCACTCTCAGTTGATTTATTCCTTTACTTTGCATAGTGAAAGATAACTTTTGATTAAATCTTGAGTGGATTCTAAGTAGTTTTGTTGCTCTTTTATCTACTTCTTCCTGCGTAAGTAATGTGCCATCAACGACTTCTAATGTTTTTCTTCCTCTTTTATTCATAGAACGAATATCTTTACGGGTTGCTTTGTGTGAAGAACCATAAACAATAATTTCATTATAGAAGTCAAATAAAGTAGTCTGTTTTTCAAATTCAGATATTAGGTAATCTCCACTATCATCAATAGTAATATTAGTATAATATTCGTTTTCATCTTCAGGTGCAATCTTAAAAACATTATTTTCTTCTACAATCTTCATATCCTTTCTATCTAAGATGTAATTAATAGCCGAGTATAAATCAACACCTTGATAATTTGGTGCTAAATACATAGGGGTGTCTGTTCCTGTTGTTTGAAATTGTATTCCTTCTGTTTCTAAAAGTTCATTGATTAAATCTTCTCCTTCTAATCCAACGCTAACGGTTGTTCCTATACACGCCCTATTTGGAGAAATTTTAAGTTCTTGCCTACTATTAACAGTAAATGTCTCAGAAATAGAAACCACTCCCTTTCCATTG